GCTCTGGACTTCGCTGTAACGGTAACTTTCTCGATTGAGAATGCCATTTGGTTGAAGGCATCATTACCTGTGCCATCAAGTGCTTCAGCGTTGTCTGTTCTCATTCCCATACCAACGGTGTATCCTAGTGAGGATGCAGATGATACTGGGTTTAGAACCGCAGGGTTTGTAGCAGATACAGAAGTTGTACCCATACCAGCGTCGCCATCGACGAAACCAGTTTCGGCATTAGATGCTTTATCGCGACCAGAGAATGCAGAGTCTACTTCGTTGTAGAATGTCTCTGTTCCTGTCATGCTACTGTAACGAGATCTCATTGCGAAGATAAGACCTGTTGGGCCGCTCATTGGTTGTACACCAGCTAGGTCATATGCGACCAAGTTTGGCATTGAACGACGAATAAGACTGATAAGTACGGGATCGAAACCAGCAACTGGTGTAGATGCACCGGCACTAAAACCAGCGGTTGAACCACTATTAGTATTAACAGTTGGTTGCTCCATTAACATCCCGTTGGATGAGAATGATGATTCCTCTCTTAGGAATTTTTCTTGGTTTTCGAGCAGGACGGCGGTTACTGCTTTACGATGGGGATCTTTGATTTCGTCAAGGCCCTCATAGTTAAGAAGTGGCTTCCACTTTTCCTGCAATGATTCTGATTGAAACATTTTGGGATTTACCTTTTAAAAGTTTTTGTTTGATTTAATAAAATCAGTTATTTGTTAAATGACTGAAGTGTCTTCAGATATGCTGCCATTGAACCTTCAACAGACTCAGGAGTAGCGTCTAATCCTTCTGACAGTGTTTCAGTTTTAACTGCTGGAGATGACTTCTGTGCAAAATAAGATTGCTTTAATGTCTCCAATTTTTCACGATAATTGTTTTCACTTTCAAACTCTACACTTTCGGCAAGTGAAGCGAGCTTCTCTTTCTGTGTAGACGCAAGGCCTTCAGAAACTTCGTCAAGGATACCATCAGCAACCGACTCTGCGAGACGTTTGTTTAAATTAATATTCTTTTCGATTTGCTCATTGAGTTTACTCTCCATGTCATCAAGTTTTTCTACCATACTCTCAAGGACATCGTATTTGTCTTCAGGGATTTGTACATAATGTTCTTCAAAAAGACTCTTCATTCCACCAAGGAATGATTGTGTGAGTTCTTCCTTGAGGCCGTTTTCGACTGCAAGTTGGTTCTCAGTGAACCACTCGTCGGCAACGTACTCTAAGTATGAGTCCACTCTCTCAGCGAGAGCATCTTTTGCTTCGATAATTTCTTCTCCGAGTTTTTCAGCATACTGCTGTTCGAGAAGTTTTCTTACTTCAGCAACCTTTGTCTTGAGTGCGGTCTCAAAAATTGTTTTTGCTTTTGCTTTAAACTCTTCAGAGAGTTCTTCTCCTCCAAGTAAAGCATTGACATCATCATCGATATCATATGTCTCTACTTCTTCCTCTGTTATTGTGTCATCTTCTTCTGCCACAACTTCATCAGTTTCAGCGGATGTCTCGTCCTCTGCAACAACTTCCTGTTGATCTTCGAGTTCTACTTCTTCTTCTTCCATTTTATATCCTTTGGATTTCATGGGTTCTGCTGGTTTTGCACCTTTGTTAACAACATCTTTAACTTGCTTTAAAGTGCCACCGGGCTCTTTAATTTTTGCAGAGTCATCATCTGGTTTGTAGTTCTCCGGAGTAGGGCCTCCGAGATCCTCATATGATGCGGGTGTACCACCTGTAGTTAACTTAGGCATTGGATCGCCAGGCTTGGCGTTAGCATTGACAGCGGACTTGGATTGCTGTGTCTTTACTTCCAT